TGGTGGAACTACCAAAAGTTTTATCGAGAAAGAAAAAGCAAAAGCGTGGAAAAAACTAACTAGAGAAGAAGTTGAATTAGAAGAACTTACTCTTGAAGATTATTCAGTTGAAGAACTTGAAGACTTTATGATGTCAGAAGAGTTCGAACAACTTGATGAAGTATCTAAGAAAACCCTAGGCTCTTATGTAACTAAAGCCAACGATCAATTAATGAAACATACTGCAGCCGTTAATTTCAAATCAGGTCGTGGCGATTCAGATGTATTATCATATACACACGAACCAAGAACAGCAAGAAAAACCGCAAACCGTACTAAAGGTGTTGCTACAGCAATTGGCAAATTGACCAAAGAAGAAGTTGAAGAGTTAGATGAATTATCAAAAGCAACTTTAGGTTCTTATGTTAAGAAAGCATCAGTTGATGCTGCAGTTCATACTGATAAATTTGGTCGTGGTGGAGCTGGTGTGACATATTCAAACACTGCTGGAGTTGCAGACAAAAGATTGAAAGGTATTTCTAAAGCAGTTGGAAAATTGACTAAAGAATCATTTGATATTGAAGATTATTCAGTTGAAGAACTAGAAGATTTCATGATGTCAGAAGAGTTTGAACAACTTGATGAATTATCTAAAAAGACTCTAGGTTCTTATGTTAAGAAAGCAGCAGATGATCAAGCTCAACACGCAATTAAAGTATTTGGTGATACTCCTAGAGATAAAGAAGAACATGCTGAACGCAAAGTCTCACTAAATAAACTTTTAAAAAGACAGAAAGGAATCCCAAAAGCAGTCGACAAATTAACCAAAGAAGAAGTTGAAGAGTTAGATGAATTATCTAATAGAACTCATATGTCTTATAGAGGTAAATCAACATTTAAAACTAATAACATACTTAAAAAAGTAGGAACAAATCCAGAATGGCCAATCCCAACTAAGGATATTATTCATTCTGCACGAGAAAAAATGAGTCCAGAAGATCAAAAAGTTTTTGATAAAAGAAGCGCCGGTGTACAGAAATCTTATAAAAAGACAGGTCTTGGTGCAGGATCAGCTGCGCATACCTCGAAATCTAGTGATAGACATTCAGGGTTATAATGTATTATTCACAGTTTTCTAAAAAGTTAAAAGAAACGTTATCAGGCATGGAGATTCTTGAGGATCTCCATTACTTTGGTAATACTATTCAGAGAACTAATGATAATACTATACTAATTAATAATGAAGTAACTCAATTTAAAAATTTGTCAGAAGCAAAAAATCATATTAAATATTCAGAGCAAGCAAAAGATATTATCAATAATTTATATGAAGAATTCTTTTCTGAAAATACATTAAAAATTGCCGACATAATTAAAGAAGAACATAATATAAAAGTCACGAATAAAATAGTCGAACAATATATTAAAATAGCTTCTGACAAATCCTTTTCTATTGATCCAGTTGTTTCTCATATTCGTGAGATGAATGAATTTGATTCTATTATTAATGGTAAAATACACTACATTCTTGAAGATGAATCAGTTATTGCAATAACTTACCAAAATCAACGACATATAAATAACTTACTAGAAAATAAATTAGAGGTTGTCGAGTTCATGAAAGAAAGTTCGGATAACTTCTTAAAAATACTCGATGTAATCATTAAGGAATAAAGATGGCAGCATTAACAAAAACCATTATTAAAGCATCAGAGACTGAGGCAGTTATTAAAATTGCTGGATCAGATACTGCTGCATCTATAATAAATTTAACAACAGATTTGTTACCATACGCAAATACTATTGATGGTGCAGGAACTGTAACAATAGGTACAGGTGCTACTTCAATAGTTGGTGTAGGAACTAGTTTTAATACTAATGTTCATGTGAATGCAAAAGTATATACTACTGCCGGAGTTTATGTTGGACTTATCACTTCAGTAACAGATACTACACATGCTACTTTAGCAGCAAATGGAGCAGCAGCAATAGCAGGTACTACTTATAAAATTGCTTATGCAACACAAGTAATAATTGGTTCACCTTCTGTTTCTATTACTGCAGTTCAATGGGCTGGAGAACCTGGGGCTATATATAAAGTAGATAGAAATAGTGTTCGCATTGTTACTCCTCTTGCTGATAATGGTAACCTTATTGATATGATGGGTACGTATTTCCCACCTGATAATACTAATGCAACATATCCTATCAGTGTTACTATTGTAGATAAACTTGCTGTTGCTGTTCAAGGTGAAATCTGGATTAAAGTTAGAAAGAATTCAGGCTACTATGGAAAAATAGAAACCACTCAGTTTGGTGCTCTTGATAACGAATTAGTATACGGAAGTTAATATGAAACTAATTAGGGAAGTTAATGAAACATTAAATATGGTTGTTGAAGAAAAACTCGGTAAAGGTAAACAACTTTATGTAGAGGGTGTATTTCTTCAATCAAATATTAAGAATCGTAATGGTCGAATGTATCCTGAATCTATTATGGATAATGAAGTTCAGAGATATATAAAAGAAAAAGTAGAAAAGAATTCTGCGTTTGGTGAATTGGGTCATCCTGAATCACCTTCAATTAATCTTGATAGAATTTCACATCTGATTACTAACTTAAGAAAAGAAGGTAATAATTGGATAGGAAAAGCAAAGATTCTTGATACTCCTATGGGCAGAATTGCCGAAGGTATTCTTAAGGGTGGCGGAAGAATTGGTACGTCAAGTCGTGCTTTAGGTTCATTAAAAATGAACAATGAAGGTGTTAATGTAGTACAAAATGACTTCATGTTAAGTACTGCTGGTGACCTTGTTAGTGATCCGAGCGGACCAGAATGTTGGGTAGCGGGTATAATGGAGTCTGCCGAATGGGTTTATCAGGATGGAAGATTTGAACAAGTTGTTGATGAATCTAAAAAAATAATTAAATCTGCTACTTTATTGAATCTTGAAGAGCAAAAAATAAAGGCATTTCAACATTTCTTGAAAAATATTAAATAAATAAATTTATGACTGAATAGGGTAGCTCCCGAATACCATTTACTCAGTGGTTTCAGTCATTCTTATTTGAGTATTGGGTTGGAGAATCTAATGGAAGAAAAGAAATATAATATTACATATAAAACTACCTCAAGTTCTGGTAGATATTATATTGGTAGACATAGTACAGATAATATTAATGATGGGTATCAAGGTTCTGGTAAATGGGTCAAAGAGTGTAAAAATAATGGTAAAGTTCTAATAACAGAACCTTTAAATTTTTATAATACGTTTGATGAATTATTAATTGCCGAACAAGAATTATTAGATACACATATCATTGATCCAATGTGTATGAACTACAATAATAGATCCTCAGGGTTTGCAGTTGGAAACAGAAATCCAGCAAATTCTGAAAAAGAACGAAAAAGAAGATCCGAAGAAAGTTGGACCAAAACTGAGGTTGGTAGGCAATGGATGTCAGAAAATAATCCATCAAAAAAGGATGATGTAAAAGTTAAAAGGTCTATTTGTTTAAAAGAACAATGGAATAATCAAGAATATAGAGATTTACATAGTGGTGATAATCATCATATGAAAACTGAAGAACATAGAGATAGAATGAAAAATGATAATCATATGTTTAAAGATGTTGCTAAAAAGAAGTCAAGCGAAAATTGTTTTGTTCAGTTAAAAGAAGGAACACATAATTTTCAAAATATAAAGAACAGAGAAAAGGCATTGAAAAATAATCCTATTATGAATGGGATTAACCCTATGCACAATCCTGAAGTTGCTAAAAAGATTAGTATTATAGCAAAAAACAGACCCAGGGTGGAATGCCCTCATTGCAAAGGTAAGTTTACAATTCAAAATGCTACCAAATACCATTTTGAAAAATGTAAACAGAATAATTTATTGATGGGTTCAATGTAATTTACAGAAAAGTAAAAATTAAATTTTTATAAATAATAGATATACAAATTAGGAGTTAATAAAAGATGAGCATTGATAGCAAAATCGCTGAGATTATGGAAGAATCCAAATTGGCAGGATTAGTTTTAGAAAACGAAGAAGAAATTGTTGAAGAAGAAGTTTCTGAAGAAGTAGAAGAAGTTTCTGAAGAAGTAACAGTTGAAGAAAGCATTAAAGTAGATGTTTCTGCCGATGTAGATGCATTAATGTTTGGTGAATCTTTATCTGAAGAATTTAGAGAAAAAGCAGCTACTATTTTCGAGTCTGCTGTAGTTGTACGTGTTAAAGAAGAAGTTGCACGTTTAGAAGAAGAATTTGAAGAAAAACTTGCTGAGCAAGTAGATTCAATTACTGAGGGTCTGGTTGAAAAAATTGATGGTTACCTCGACTATGTTGTTGAGCAGTGGATAGAACAGAATGAAATAGCCCTTGAAAATGGACTTAAGTCTGACATCATGGAATCCTTTATTACTGGTATGAAAGGCCTTTTCCAAGAACATTATATTGATGTTCCAGAAGAAAAGTACGACGTTATCGGTGAAATGGAAACTAAGATTGATATGCTAGAGTCTAAGTTAAACGAACAAGTTGAAAGAAATATTGATTTGAAAAAATCACTTTCTGAATCAGTTCGTAAAGAAATCGTAAGTATGGTTAGCGAAGGTTTGACTGATACAGAAACTGAAAAATTTACTGCATTAGTAGAAGAATTATCTTATGATGATGAAGATTCATTTAAAGTAAAAGTACAAACAATTCGTGAAAACTATTTCACAGGCAAACAAAGCACATTAGTAGAATCTGTTGTAACTGATTCTCCTGTAGATGAAATCAATGAAAACAAATATGTTAATGTTGATCCTACTGTTGCGGCGTATGCTAAAGCATTACAACAATATAACAAATAATTTTTAATAAAAATAAGGAAACTTAAGATGGAATTAAATCGTTCTGCCCTTTTAGAAAAATGGGCTCCTGTAATTGACGCTGATGGCGCTCCTGCTATTAAAGACTTTACTCGTCGTGGTGACTTAGCAGTTATTTTAGAAAACCAACAACGTGAAATGGGTAATGCTAGTCAAGCAAATGCAATGTTGTTTGAAAACGGTACTGGTGGAGTTTCTACTAACATTGGTGGTGCTGGTAACTATGGTATCAATACTACTGGTACTGGTACATACAATGCTGGCGCTGCTGGTACTGGTGGTGTAGCTGGTTTTGATCCTGTATTGATTAACTTAGTACGTCGTGCTATGCCTCAGTTGATTGCATATGATATTGCCGGCGTTCAACCAATGACTCAACCTACTGGTTTGATTTTTGCAATGAAATCTCGTTACACTAGTCCAAGTGGAACAGAAGCATTGTTTAATGAAGCTGATACAAGTTTTACAGGTACTTCAGGCGCAACAGGTACTGATCCTACTGGTGCTACTGGCTTATCAACTGGTTCTTATCAAACTGGTTTAGGTATAGCTACATCAGCTGCTGAAATTTTAGGTTCAACTGCAGGTAATGCATTTCCTGAAATGGCTTTCTCAATTGAGAAAACTTCAGTTGTTGCTAAAACTCGTGCATTGAAAGCTGAATACTCTATCGAATTAGCACAAGACTTAAAATCAGTTCATGGTCTTGACGCTGAAGGCGAATTAAGCAAAATTCTTTCTACTGAAATTCTTGCTGAAATTAACCGTGAAGTTATTCGTACAGTTTATACTGTTGCTAAACAAGGTGCTGCTACTGGTACTGCAACTGCTGGTATTTTTGATCTTGACGTTGACTCTAATGGTCGTTGGTCAGTTGAAAAATTCAAAGGTTTGTTATTCCAAATCGAAAGAGAAGCTAACGCTATCGCTCAACAAACACGTCGTGGACGTGGTAACTTCATCATCTGTTCTTCAGATGTTGCTTCTGCTTTAGCAATGGCTGGTGTATTAGATTATGCTCCTGCTCTTTCTACTGGTTTGAATGTTGATGAAGCATCTACTACTTTTGCTGGTATTTTAAATGGCAAATATAAAGTTTATGTTGATCCTTACACAGGTGGTAATAATCCTTCTGGTGCAGGTCTACAATTCTTTACAGTAGGTTACAAAGGTACTTCTGCATTTGATGCTGGTTTGTTCTATTGCCCTTATGTTCCATTGCAAATGGTTCGTGCGGTTGATCCACAAACTTTCCAACCTAAAATTGGCTTCAAAACTCGTTACGGTATGGTTGCTAATCCAATGGTTGATATTGATGATTCTTCAATGTCTGCTACTTCAAATGCTGACAATTCAATGACAGCCCGTAAAAATTACTATTATAGAATTTGTAAAGTTACAAATCTTATGTAATCAATTACTTAGGTAATATTGAAATTAGAAGGGGCCGAAAGGCCCCTTCTTTTTGTCTAAAATTTTATTTTATATAAATAATAGTATATAATAAATGTTACTCGCGGAACTCTCACCTTCCCAGTAACTCTAATACTAAACAGGAGTATCAGCATGGATATTTATTCATTAAAAGAACGATTAATTTATTATAGAGTATTAAATCCAAATGTTAGAAATAAAATAATTTTGGATATAAACCTCAAACAAGATCTAATGTCTTATCCAAATTATGATGATTTGCCAATTAATGAAAAGGCAGCAGCAATAATTTTAGGTTATATACCTAAGTGTGAATGCGGTAATTCAGTTAAATATCAAGGTAAAATAAAATCTGGTATTAATTCAACTCCATTTGGTGGTTGGTTAGAATTTTGCTCTACAACTTGTGCTCGTTCATCCTCTAAAACTATAGCAAGAAGAAAAGCCACAAATTTACAAAGATTTGGTGTAGAATCTTGGGCACAGTCTACCAAAGCAAAGGAAACATCTTCACTATTATGGTCAGACAAAAAGAAAGATGATTATAATAAAAAACGTATAGAAACTTCTTTATTGAAATATGGTGTAGATCATTATAGCAAAACTGAGCAATATTTACAAAAAAGAACTAACACAGTTCTAACTCAAACAGGCGGTAAATTTACTAATTATTTTCAAAATACCGATAAAATTATTCAAGCAAATAATCAAAAATATGGTGTAGATTATTATACCCAAACAGTTGAAGGTAAGAAAAGATTATCCAATAACAATGCTATGAAAGACCCTGAAATAGCATTAAAATCATTATTAACAAAAAGAAGCAAGTTATTTTCAACAGACTTTTATAATGTACTTATTCAGAATGATATGGAAGTATTTAAATCATTCATTCACCAAATAGTATCATATAATTCTTATAGTCATAGACATCAAATAGCAAAACATCTTAGTATTAGTTATTCTTATCTAAATAATTTAATGCGCAAAAATGGAATGAATAATGATTATTTGACTATAGGTACATCAATATCCTATAAAGAACAAGCAGTATTTGAATTTGTCAGTGAACTAGGAGTTTCAATAAAAAGGAGTGATAGGACTATACTTAATGGTAAAGAAATTGATATATTGGTAGAATCTCATAAATTGGGTATAGAATTTGATGGAATATATTACCACTCTGTGTTTACAGGCGGAAAGGATAAATTATACCATGTAAATAAAACTAATTTAGCAGAAGATAAAGGATATCAACTATTACATATTTTTGAGAATGAATGGGATGACCCAATCAAAAAAGACATTTGGAAATCTATAATAAAATCTAAACTAGGTTTAATAACAAGAAAAATATTTGCCAGAAAATGTATTATTAAAGAAATATCTTCAAAAGAATCAAGAGTTTTCTTTGATAATAACCACCTATCTGGATTTGTTGGGGCTTCTAATCATGTTGGGTTATTCTATAATGATGAATTGGTATCTGCTATATCATACGGACAATCTAGGTTTGATAAAACTGAAATCGAATTATATAGATTTGCTAGTCTATTAGATACTCAAGTTGTTGGAGGGTTAGGTAAATTATTAAAACAAATCCCTTCTGATAATTTAATTTCTTTTGCTGATAGAAGAATTAGCGGAATTGATTCTGTTTATTCAAAATTCTTTAAACATAGAAAAATATTACCTGCAAGTTGGTGGGGGTTTAAATCAGGAACTTCTGAATTAAACCACAGATTATCATATACAAAGTCTAAAGTAACTAAAATTTTAGATAATAAATATGATAATAACATTTCATGCATAGATAACATGTTCAATAATGGATATGATATTATTTATGATTGTGGTAACTACAAATTCTATAATTAAATGGCATCAAATCTTTCTTGTCCTATTCCATCAAACATTAATCCATTATCTTCAAATGGATTTAATTTTTCTATTCAAAAACTTCCAGAAGTATCTTTCTTTTGTCAAGAGGTTCAACTTCCTGGGCTTACTTTGCCTGCTGTAGAAGTATTAAATCCATTAGGATATACGCCTTTTGCTGGTGATATTATAACTTGGGACGACTTAACTCTTCAGTTTCTTATTGATGAAAATATGTCTAATTATAAGGCTATATTCAATTGGTTAATTGGATTAGGTTTTCCTGCAGATAGTCAACAATTTCAAGATTATATTGATACTCAAGACAACTTTGGGCATCGTTTAATTAAAGAGTTTTCTGATGGTACTTTACAAATTCTAGGTAGTAATAGTCAACCAGTTCAAACTGTTAAGTTTATTGACCTGGTACCAATTAATATAAATACTTTGACATTTCAATCTACAAGTACTGATGTAACTTATCTTGTAGGTAATGCCACATTTAAATTTAGCCAATTTGCTTTTATTGAATAAAATATAAGTAATACATTATGGAGTCAATATGAATATAGAAGAAATTTTACAAATATGGGATGAAGACTCTACAATGGATGATAATCATATTTCGGATGAATCTATCCGAGTTCCAAAATTGCATGCAAAATACATACGGTATTTGATGCAAGCAAAGCTCAAAATAGCAAAATATAATAATGATTTTAATGTCCTAAAAAAGACTAAGTTTAGGTATTATCGAGGTGAACTTTCAAGAGAAGAATTATCTCTTTTAAATTGGGAACAATGGCAAGGCGTAAAACCTATGAAGAATGAGATGGATCAATTTCTTGACGGTGACACTGATTTAAACAATATGAAAGTTAAAATAGAATATTTACAGACTATGAATTACTTGCTTGAATCTATTTTAGGCCAAATCAAAGCTCGAGATTGGCAACTTAAAACCGTTCTAGAACATAAAAAATTCCTAGCTGGTAACTAATGATAAAAGTTGAAAAGTTTAATGAAGTCCATATTAGGATATTTTCTGATTCTTCTATAGAACAAGAACTTTCAGACTTCTTTAAATTTAGAATTCCAGGTTACAAGTTCATGCCTACCTATAAGGCGGGGATCTGGGATGGTTTTGTTAGACTGTATAATCTACAAACTAAAACTCTTTATGCTGGTTTGTTACAATATGTAAAAGAATTTGCGCATAGAAATGATTATGAGTTAACTATTGATGAAGGTATAGAGAATTCAAATTCGTATTCTGAAAAAGATATTCAATTATTTGCCGACAGTCTTAACCTTTCTGCTAGAGGTCAATCTATATCACTTAGAGATTATCAAGTAGATGCTCTTCTAAAAGCTCTTAATAGAAATAGAGTTACCTTATTAAGTCCAACCGCATCAGGTAAATCCGGCATTTTATATGCTATAATGAGATGGCATCTTAATGCTAATAGAAAAATATTGTTAATAGTACCTAATACCGGTCTTGTTGAACAGATGTATTCAGATTTTGCCGATTATTCTAAAATGAATGGTTTTGATGTAGAACAAAATGTCCAAAAGCTTTACTCAGGCTTTACAAAAGATTTTACTAAAAATGTTCTTATATCTACATGGCAGTCTTTAATTACTATAAAACAAAAATCTTTTTATCAGCAATTTGATGTTGCTATGGTTGATGAATGTCATCTCTCGACTGCCGCTTCTATCTCGGGTATTATGGAGAAATGTGTTAATACCAAATATAGAATTGGAGCTACAGGTACTATTGATGAAAGTTCTAAAACTAATAAACTAACTCTTGAAGGTTTATTTGGACCAGTTTATCAGGTAACTACAACCAAAAAATTAATGGATGAAGGTTCAGTTGTTAATCTAAAAATAAAGCAACTTATTCTTAAATATGATGATGATACTTGTAAGATGTTTAAAGGTACTGAGTATATCAAAGAACTTGATTGGTTAGTTACAAATCCTGTTAGAAATAAATTTATACGAAATTTAGCAATATCTACAACAGGCAATACTCTAGTACTTTTTAACTATGTACAAAAGCATGGCAAAGTAATTTATGAAGATATAAAAAATAAGGTTCATCAAGATAGACCAGTTTTCTATATTCATGGTGGAGTTGATACCAAAGATAGAGAAGAAATTAGAAATGTATGTAGCAAATATGATAATGCTATAATAGTAGCCTCGTACGCAACCATGAGTACAGGTACTAATATGCCTTCAATAGAAAATATTATATTTGCCCATCCTTCAAAATCTAAAATAAGAAATCTACAATCTATAGGTAGAGGCCTTAGGTTAAATGATGGTAAAAATGAATGCCGACTTTTTGATTTAGTTGATGATTTACATTGGAAGTCTTGGAAGAATACTACATTGACCCATGGTATAGACCGTTATAAGATATATATTACAGAAGAATTTTCCGTCAAAATAATTGAGGTTGCAATATGATGATACAACATGAATACATTACTTTAAAACTTGTTAATGGCGATAACCTAATAAGTGTACTAATAACTGAAGACGATTCTGAATACACAATCATGTATCCTATTCAAATGAAAACGGTAAATTTCAACCTTGATGGTAAGAATAAAGAAGTATTAGCCGGTTCTCCATGGTGTTCTTTTACAGATGATCAAATCTTTAAAGTGAGGAAGCAAGATGTAATAATCGTCAAACCTCTAAATGAATCTACTCTCAATTACTATAAACGAATGGTTGATATTCAATTAGATACAGGACAATTAGAAGAAGAATATGATGTAGAATTTTATAAAGATATTAAAGTATCTAATGAAACAATACATTAACCTAGAAAAACCTGGTATAACCAGTATATCACAAAAGTAAACAGTTGTAAACAGTAAAATAAAATATATTTTAATATACTTTTTATCAATCATAGGATATAATAGTTCTATATTATAAATTGAGGAAGTAAAAATGAGTAAAAAACTAAACTATATTGATAATGCAGAATTCTTTGCTGCCATGCAACACCGCATAGCTGAGGTTAAAGATTGTGCAGAAAATGGAATACCCAAACCCCGAATCTCAGAATATATTGGCGGATGCATTTTTAAGATAGCTACTAATTTCTCTAATCTTAGAAGCTTTAATGGATATTCATTCAAAGATGATATGATTTTAGATGGAGTCGAAAATTGTTTAAAAGTAATAGACAATTTTGATGAAACTAAAACTCATAATCCTTTCTCTTATTTTACTCAAATAGTTTATTTTGCGTTTCTGCGTAGAATAGCCAAAGAGAAAAAACAAGTTTATATTAGAAGTAAATTACTTACATCAAATGCTTTAGATATTACTGAATTACAAGCTCATGATGAACAAGGAGACTTCACCAATAACTATATTGAGTACATGAAAGCTTATAATAATTTTGATGGTTCGTCATTTGAAAAACCAAAAAAGGAAAAGATTAAAAAGGAAGTTTATTCACCTTTAGAAGATTTTTATAGTTTATAGTGAGAATACATTATGAATGAAGTTATAAAGCAATACCGTTTATATGATGAAGAATTTAAAAGATGGGATGGGTGGCAAACTATAGAAAATTCTGAAAAAGAACATACAATCAATTATGCTATAGCACAAGGTTGCAAGTGTCAACTTAAAACTTTTGAACAAACTAGTATTGAAGGTTGGGGATTGAATGAATAATCTTATCATGATAAATAATTGAAAAACACAAAAGTATAAATAAGATATGTTAACGGAGAAAACTAATGCATATCTTATATAAAATAACTTATTTACCACATATAAACACAATATATCCTAAATATTATATTGGATCAAAATACAATTATAAAGGAAATTATTATGGATCAGTATCATCTACCCAGGTATTTGAATATACTTTTGGAATGGAATTAAGAAACTGGTGGAAAATACAGAACAAAGACAATTTTAAATTTGAAATTATAGAACAATTTGATGAAATTACACCCACTGAATTAGTAAATTTAGAATATAAATTACATATAGAATTGAATGTTTTAGGTGAAGAATATTTTAATAAATCTATAGCAACTAAAGGATGGGTATCTGTAAAAAATACAGAACAAACAAAAAAGAAAAAATCTGATAAAACAAAAGCATACTGGGATAGTCCAGAAGGAAAATTAAAAAAAGAAAGACTTTCTGAAAGAAATAGAGTTACTAAATCAGAAGAGATGAAAATAAAATGGGAAAATCCTACTCCTGCTATGATAAATGCTTATAGACCTGGTAAACCAAAAGGATCTAAAGATTTAAAAAAACGAAAACAAAAGATTGTTAGAAAAATATATGCGGATGGATTAATTTTTGATAATGCAATTGATGCATCTCATTATTTTAATGAGCACGTAGTAAGTATAAGAAGGAAATGTAAATTAAATTGGCATGGGTGGAGATATTTAGATGAGAGTAGCATTAATTACTGATTTACATTTTGGTGCAAGAAATGCTTCGACTATAATAATGAATAATCAACGGAGGTTTTATGAAGATGTATTTTTTACATATTTAGATGATCATAAAATAGATACAGTCATTTGTTTGGGTGATACATTTGATACCCGTAAATTTACTAATAATTATGTTATAGATCAATGCAAAACCTTTTTCTTCAATCAATTAAAAGACAGAAATATAACTGTCTACATGATAGTTGGCAATCATGATATTACTTTTAAAAACACCTTATTTCCAAACACTCCTAGTTTGTTATTGGCAGAATATGATAATATTAATCTTATAGAACATGCTCAAACTGTTTCTGTAAAAGGTATTGATGTTGCTATGATACCTTGGATATGTAACGACAATTATGATGTAGCATATCATGTGATTAATAATTCACCTTCTGATATCTGCATGGGGCATTTTGAAATAGGTGGATTTCAAATGTATAGAGGTGTAGAATCACACGGAGGAATGTCTAGTCTGATGTTTGATCGATATGATAAAACCTTCTCAGGTCATTATCACCATAGGTCTACAAAGAATAACATTACATATCTTGGAACTCCATATGAAATTACTTGGCAAGACTATGCTGATCCTAAAGGATTTCATACATTTGATCTTGGAACAAGAGAACTTGAGTTTATTCAAAACCCATATAAATTATTTGTCAAGTTAGAATATGATGATAAAGATATTGAACCTATCAATCTAGATGCTTTTAATTTATCAGATAGTTACATAAAACTGATTGTAGTAAATAAAACTGATTACTACAAATATGATACTTTCTTAACCAAATTATATAATAAAGGTGCTCATGAAATTAAGATTATTGAAGACATTGGAGACTTCTCCTCAGGTGAACTTTGTGAAGATATTAAATTAGAAGATACCCAATCTGTTTTAAACCATTACATTGAATCTATAGAGACTGATGTAGAAACATCAAAGATAAAATCATACGTTCAATCCCTTTATACTGAGGCCGTAAATTTGGATATGTCATAATGTCAACATTACATTTTAAATATATTAGTTACAAAAACTTTCTATCTACAGGAAATATTGAAAATAAAATCCTATTAGATAAGTCAAGAACTACTTTGATAATGGGTAAAAATGGTGATGG